TGTTCTTTTAACATCATAGTTAATGGCATTGCCTGAGTGTTCTACAGTGAAAGCATTGCTAACATAGCCAGTTAATTCAAAAACATCATTTCTTGCTGCTACGTTATCAGAGATTGTTGAACCTCCTTCTATGGGATAACTAGATGGAGTTTGACTTAATGTTACATTAAAATCTGTTACAGCATCAAAGACAATAAATGCGCCCGATAACAGGCGCTTATTATTTCCGTTATTGATACCACCGGCAATTATTACATATTCCATATTTTCCTCTTAATTATATAATTAATTCCCGGTCATATTTGAACTTAACTCTTCATTAACCGCATCTTTTGCGGTGGCTTTTAAGTACTGTGTTAGCCCTGGCTTTTCTTCTATTACTACGTTTATTGTCCCTCCAGCGCCATACCCAGTCGCTGAATAAGTGGAAGGTCTATATTCTGCTTGTTTTCTGGCAGCTAAATCTAGGGCCATTTGTTGTGGGTTGTTAGCCATTCTGATTGATTCCTTATATGGAACATTTTGTGGAATCATGTTAGAATTTCTATTAGCCCATCTTGAAGTGCTCTTTAACCCTTCACCGATTGCAGTAGCAATTGCAGAGACTATACCAGCAATAACAAAAGGAATTGAACTAGCTAAGAATGCTCCACTGAATACTGTTCCTGCTGTTGTTCCAGCAGTTGCAACAGATCCTGCACTCACGGCTTCAGTCAATGCTTCACCGATTGCCATTGCTTTAGCAGCACCACTAATCCGCTTAATCCATTTGAAAATACCAAACAGTTTAAACATGAAACCGCCAAGCACTTTAAGGCCAATAACACCAAAAACAATGCCGATTGTTCTTCCGAGCCATTCAAATCCCATATTAACTGAATCAATAAACTTCCCAGTCTTTTTATCAATTAACCCAACAGTTTCAGCCCAATCTAAAAATAATGCAATTGGTAACTGGATAGCGTAAGCAATATCAGATAGTCCTTTGAATATTCCACCGAGCATTGCACCTATCGGTGAACCACCATCAAGGATTTGTTTAAATGCTGTTGCTATTGTTTTTAAGAATGTTTCTAGTCCAGAGTCATAAATAATCTTCTGGAATCTATCCCATGAATTCCCTAATCTTCCAAAATAAGCATCCAAGCGTTGCAATGCTGCGGAGAGCCCTGGTGCAGCTAATTCCCTCAAACCTTTTGCTAATTTAGGTATAAGATCTTTAGCCATTATATTACCGGCTTTTAATTGTTCACCGAGTTCTTTAGTTGTCATGCCCATAGCATCTGCTGCTAAGTTGTATGCTCCCACCAAATGATCCCCTAGCTGCCCTTTTAACTCCTCACTTTGAACAGTCCCCTTACTGAACATTTGAATTATAGCTTTCATTGAGCCACCAACTTCTTCTTGGCTCATACCAAATACTTGAGAAGCCTCTGTGACACCAAGGAATATTTCTTGCATGTCACTTATAGACATACCTGCTTTTGTCCCTGCAAATTGCAGTTTTGTAAAGTTTTTAGCAGACTCGGAGAAAGAGATACCTAAACGCTCGGTTTGCGACCTTAGAAAGTCAATTTGAGATGCTGCCTGATCACCAAAGACAGTGTTCATCATTATGCTGGTATTTTGCAACTCTCTGCCTGTGTCTGTTACAGATTTAATTGCAAATCCTGCTGTCATGCCAATAAACAACATTTCAGAACGAATAGAACGAAGTCTTTCACCTAATGTTAGACTCTCGCGGTTCTGTCTACGCATTCCGTTAGTTAATTGACGAATTTTCTCATTATACATCCCAACATTAATAGCACCAGAGCGGTATTCATTGTTTAACTGTTTTAACTGCGCTCTGTATTGTGCAAGAATGGCAGGTTTTAATCTGTCCATGCCTTGTGCTTCAAAATTGAAAGCGGATGTTTTCTTTTCTATTCTTCCTTGAGTAGCAGCAGATTGTTGAGCAACACGTCTTTGGTTCTGTTCAAATAGTGCTCTACTAGGCCCCATCATTTGTTGTTCAGGTTGATTGAACATTGATGTTTTTGCTGTAATCCTGCCAGCACCTGATGGCTGCTGGGTCATGGATTGAAATCTCTGTCTCCACATCTGAGCGGTGAAATCTGGTGCAGATGGTTGACCCATGATCCCTTTTGCTTTATTTCTGGCAGCTCTTGTTACTTGATTCTGACGTCTTTCAGCATTTTTTCTGTTTCTCTCAATAGCCTTTTCAACAGCCATTGTATCTCTTGCTTCTTGATATAGCAAGGCTCTACGTTGTTTATAAGATTGAACATGCGCATCACGAACTTGTCTTACAGCCTTGACTTGTCTTGTTGCAGCAACTTGAGATGCTCTTGCATTTTCTAGTGGTTTAGTTATGTCACCTAGTTCTTTCTTAACTTTTCTTATATATTTAAGAATATCTTGGTAACTTTGCATATTTAAGGTGAATTTTACATTATTCACCAAACTATTAGCGATTATATCACCCGGCATCGGATTCCTCCTCTGCTGTTACAAGAAATCAATTGACCTCCTTATTAATTTGGTCTTTTCTTGTTGTTAATTCTGTTATTTAATTCTAATGCCACCAAATTGTTCATAAATCTCTATAATCTTTTCAAGATTCTGAAGTGATGTTGTTTCAGTGTACCCATCAGCAAATTCTCTTTTAGACAATAATGAACACTTAATTTCTTTCTTTATCTTCTTTTCAGCATCTTTACAAGACTCCACATCTGTAAATTGCCATATTCCAATCTGTTCTACATTAAAAATTGAATTATAAATATGATCCTTGATTCTGTATACTGCATCATTTGCAATACCAAATTTAAGCCCTACAGTAATACCACCATCTTTTATAATATTAATATATGATTGTTTTTGGCAGTGTCCTTTGCATTGAGGACAAGAGTACCCTTTGTATAAATAACCTCTGATAGTAGTACTATACTCACCATGCTCTTTACAAACTCTTATGAACTTAGAGTGTTTATTTTTGAAATAACTATCAAAATCTATAAATTTGTCGGTTGTTCCTGATTCTTTCATTTTCTTTTTAATTTGATATTCACACTGTTCTTTTGTCCACCTGTATGCTTTCGAACATCTACAACTTAACTTTCCTTTTTGTAAATTACTAGTGGTGGCTTCAAAAATCCCACCACATAATCCATTCTTGACATATTCATCGTTAGAACATATAGGGCATGTATAGTTCCAGTAAACCGGATCTCCTCTACAATCTCTTTTATCAGATCTACAGAAATTTATGTCTTCTGTGAATTTACCAGTAGATGTGAATGAATTAATTATCTCATCATCGGGTTTTCTACTCATGTTACCTAATTTATCAAATTTACACTTTGGGCAACCCCTCTCACTTTTTCCGATAAGTTTACCAATGGACATTTCCCAATTACCATGAATATTACAATTCATTATAATCCTTGTTGCGTTACCATTGAACTCACTGTCCTTAAAATCAATAAAATTATAACCTAAGTCTTTTGCTTTTCTTCTACACAAAATACGGTATTGGGCTTTTGTCCATTTTGTACTTACGGAACAACCACAAGGGACCCTTCCTTTTCTTATATTATTTTTAATATTTATAAATAGACCATCACCAAATAACTCTGGATCTTTAGCACACTCAGAGCACTTAACTATATAGTATTTATAACTCCTGTACTTACCAGACCAACCAATAACTTCTAGATTATTGTTAGAACCATATGTATGACCAAAGAAATCATCTTCACATGTCTTCAACTTAGTTTCTGGACAACCGTCATTAGTCATAACTTGTTTATAGTTTTCATTGGTGTAAATAACATCAAAATCTTCGTAATTCATAATATACTATCACCCCTTAAAATTGTGGTACACTTCAACCAGTATACCACACATCTTCTTGGAGGTCTATCTATATTTATTCATTTTAGATTCAGCATCTTGTTTCTGCTTTTCTGCTTTATGTTGAGTTTCTTCTAAGAAATCTTTGATATCATAATATTCATTGACAACAAAAAGAGTATCAAGATCCATTTGCTCTAGTGACTGACCACCAAGTTTCTGATGTTCTGTCTATTGCCCTCATCATCATCCAATCCATCCACGATAGGCTGGCAGTATTCTCCACTTTCTTTATAGCATTTTTAACAACTTGAGGTAATTCTAACTCTGTGGATACAGTTGTTCCGTTGCTTGGGTTAGAGGGATCATTGCTCCCATCAGTTTTGTGAAAGTGTTTTTCTTTATAAAAGGGGCGAAGTTCTGTTTTAGTACCTCCGCAACCAGTTCCATGATAGCAGGAGCATCATCTTCAAAGATTTTATCTAAATTTACAGAAACATCATGAACACGATCCATGTACACACCTTCTGTAATTAATTTAAACAAATCCATTATATCATCTTCTTCCATTTTAGTAAATAGAAACATCAATGCAGAAGGGATTGCTTCTCCTAGGGCATCAGAGTCAAAATCCTGTTTACTTAGCATACTTCCAAGACCGGCACTCATTACCATACTCAAAGGTACAGCCAATACTTTACCTAGAATTGGCATCATTTTGTATACTTTGCTTGGGGACCATTTATCAAAGATGAACTCACGTTGTTTACCATCGACTTCCATTTTAAATGTCACTTGTTTTGCCATGCGTATTTCCTCTTTATTTTAAATTGTTTGTTATGTATAATTTTATTCTTTTAATTATTATTTCATTTGTTGCAATTATATAAAACAAAAACCATGTAAAAACACACTTCCTTGTGTAAATGCATGGTTTCCATTTAAAAATTGTTAACAGTTATATAAAATACTACCCTTTACAGGAATGAACCGATAGTGCCAAGTGCAACACTGGAAATGTTACCACTCAGTGTTGCGTTATCCAGACCTATAGTCCAGTCAACCATAGAAACTTCCTTACCTACAGTGTAATCACCTTGCGTTTGAATCCAACCGAAAGTGGAAATTAGGGCCATGCCGGTGGGGTCTTCCATAATAACAGGGAAAACAGAAGAACCTGTAGTGCGGGCCGCAAGGTCCATGCCAGCCAAGACGGCATTAGAAGGGGAAGTACTTTGTAAACTGATAGTCATAGTACCTAGGGTGTGTCGATTTCTACCGATAGATGTGTCACCATCGCACCCTTGTACTGGTAGGATGTGGTCTTCTGCTTTTGAAATAACGATCTTAGTATCTGGTGCAAAACCAAATGGTGAATAACCACCAAGAATCAATTTGACCTCAGATGGATCATAATCTTTGCCGAGTGTCAGAAATTTAGCCATTTATTTCTCCTAAATATTGCCCTAAATTTTACTTAGGGCATTTCATTAAATTATGTTAATTTTGTAATGATTGGTTTATTATTGACGAGTCAGAAGAATATCAACATTAACCTTGACATAATGTACGAAGCCAGTATAAATAACTTCAACAATTACGTTGTTCAGAGTACGGTTAGCTAGATCGTCTTCACTGATATCAGCAAGAGATGGGATAGTAACAACTGGACGCAGGTCAATAATTTCACCGGTAGATGATTTAGGAGTCTCATTGGAAATCATACCAGCTAGAATACCACGCTGAATGACCTTATTGATTGCTTGCTTAATCTGAGTCAGACCATCGGTAGTAAACCGAACACCAGCACCAAGATCAGATTGCCGTTTCAGCAGAGAAACAACAGCTTCTTCGATACGCACTTTCAGCCAGCGGCTAAACACCATAGTATCAGCAAAATTGCCGGACAGACACTGACCGTCACGGTAGAAACCAGCACCACGTTCTTTAACATAAACGTTACCACCT